CAATTTCCTCATAGAGTTGAAGTTGATGGTGTTGTTGGTGATTTAGTTAATCCTAGATATAACTATTTAAAAAAATATAATCCTGAACATGTTCCTGCAAAGAATGTTGTTGGGTTAGATTTTTGTACTCAAGTAGTAAAGTCAATGATTTGTCCTGCTGTATTAGCATCAAAATTACCAGAACCCAAGGTTTTAGATTTTGATGAAATTACTCATGGGTGTGAATTCGGGAAAGGTGTTCCTAGATCAACTAGTGAAGGTTTTCATCTAAAGTTACTTGGAGTCACTAAAGCACAGTTATTTGGTACTGGTGATACTCGAACTACAGATTCAGATCAATGTAAGGTTTTTAGAGCCCAATATGAGCTCCATAGACAATTACTTAGAGAAAGAAAAGGTTATGAATCTGTTTTCTTAAATTTTGGAAAAGATGAATGTTTATTAACAGAAAAAGTTCTTAATGGTAAGCTTAGATTAGTTTCTTCAATTGATTTAGAAGAGTATTATCATGGTTCGTCACTTTACAATTATGTTCAGTATTGTTTAGAGAAAAATCCTCTAGGCACTGGATGTGTTTTGGGTATGAATTTTGCCTCTTCCGAGTGGGATACTATGGCTAAGATATGTGAAGATTACTGGATTGTTTGTGGAGATATTGGAGGCTTTGATACTATTTGTGATCCCTCGCTATTCTATTGTGCTAATGAGATTAGTGAAGCAATATTTTATAATTCTACAATTGAAGAAAGAAATGCGAGATACACATATACTAGTATGCTTTGTAATTCATTACATGTTGAACTGTTCGATAGGTATACCATTTATTTGTGGATTACTGGCCAAAGTTCTGGTTCAAAGACTACTCTCGTTTTTAATGACTTTATGAATATGACTCTTCTGGTCTATTTGATATTTATGTGTTGGTGTGAAAAGATGGGTTTTGATCATTTAGAATTTGATCCTACTATTCACGACCTTCCTAGTATCGAAGAATTTGTTAGAGATTTCAGAATATTTGTACAAGGTGACGATCACTTAATTTGTATTGCTAAACACATTGATTGGGTTAACCATTCAAAAATAGCTGATCATGCATCTAAATTAGGTGTTAAGTATACAGATGAACTAAAGTTAACTGAAGGAGTCAAGGATTTAAGGCATATTAGCGAATGTGTCTTTGTTCAGCGAGGTTTTAGGAAATGTGAAACTTTAGGAAGATATGTTTCTCCATTGTCACTAGATTCATGTTATCGAATGTTGTATTGGACTGATACTGCTGAGCTATCTATTAACCAGTGTGTTGATGTATTTGTTAAAGAAATGTCCTATCATGGTGAAAGTGAATGGAATTTGAGAGCTATGCCTGTTATTAAGGCGGCTGCTAAGTTATATGGTTACTTCTGCCCTTATCAGAGTTGGTTACAAGCACTTTATGCTATGGCCAATTCTGAGGTCAGGAGTTTCTAATAACTCTTTAAAATTTTGTATATATTCATTAATTAACACAATAACAAAAAGGTATTAACATTCAGGTAGGTATTTAATTAGAGACAGACAATAAAGTCTATAAAATAAATGTTTATAATTGTACATAACAATGGTTTTTCGGTACCTAACCGATTTTTAAATATAATGTTTGTAAATACAACTTGTATATATTCCAGCTTTGGTGATTTCAGCTTTAGTAGGGTTCTTATAATGGATCTTACATCACTTCCTGCGGGGCACAGGGATAACTTATGCTCGGTTGTTGGTCAAATGGAGACCAACTTGACTGTAACCAATACAGTCACCACAGATTTTATAGATGATGGTAAAGAGGAGATGAAGTCTTTTAGTTCAGTTAAACATTTAGATGGTTATAATAAAGGAGGAGCTACGATAGCTGATTTTCTCGCTAAACCTTATTTAGTAACAACTATCACTCTTGCTGCTAATACTGTTCCTAGTAATGTTATAGTTTGGCATAGTACTGTCTCTTCTATGATTACTGCTAATGCATATTATGCAGATAAACTTGAAGGTTTTCAGTTGTATAGAGGTACGGCATGTGTTAAGATAGTTATTAATGCTACTCCCTTTCATCAAGGAAGATATTTATTACATTTTCTTCCCAATGAAAGTATTCATCCTGGTACTTATAATACGATGAGAAATTTGACTATTATGCAGAAAACTCAACAGCCTAATATTGAGATGGATGTTAAGGAGGGTTCTATGGTTTTGAAAATGCCTTATATAGCTGCCACTGATTATTTTGATCACTCATTACCTATTGATTGGGGTACTTTTTATTTAACTACTTTATCTCCTTTAGGTAATAGTGGTACTAATGGTGGAATTAGTGCGGATTTATCAGTATATTTCTGGATAGAAGATCTTGAACTTGCTGCACCAATAGTTCCGCAGATGAATAGATACTTTTCTAAGAAGGGAATTCAAGACAGTGAAAAGTTGCCTGCTGGTTCTATCAGTAATGGCCTTTCCTTAGTGTCGAAAGCAGCTGGAACATTATCTGCAATACCTACTCTGTCTGCTTATATGGGGCCCGTTTCTTGGGCAGCTGATATAGCAGCTAGGACGGCTAGAAGTTTGGGTTTTAGTAAACCTGTAGATGAAAATGTTCCTATGGTTGTGGCTACTCAACAAGAGAGATATGCTGCATGTTCTGATGGACCTACTTATGTTTATCCTTTAAGTTTAAGGAATGATAATAAACTGCGGGTTATTGATAGTGTGGCGCCTGTACATGCTGATGAAATGTCTTGGGAATATTTGAGATCTAGAGAAGTTTACTTAACAAGTTTTAATTGGCCAACCTCTGGGACGGGTAGTTCTATAGGTTACAATTTGTATACTTTTCTTGCTTCTCCTTCTAATTTAGGCACAACTGGTAGTACAACTGTTGGTACACATACAGCGAATTGGACGGCTTATACACCTATTGGTTATCTAGCACAAGGTTTTACTTATTGGAGAGGTAGTTTTGAAATTACTCTAAAGTTTGTTAAAACACAGTTTCACACTGGTAGAGTGTGTGTAACTTTTTCTCCGTTAAATGCTACGATTGGCAATGCTATTACTCTTGCTAACAGTGTTTTGTCATTAAGAGAAATTGTTGATTTGAAGACTACTGATGAGATAACTTTAACATTACCATATTTGTCTGCTTCTCCATATTTACTGTATGGTAGTTTGTCTGGTACATTAAATGTTCTAATACTTAATGAGTTACGAGCTCCTGAGACATGTGCTCAATCTATTAATGTCTTAGTTTACGTTAAGGGAGGTGATGATTTAGAATTGGCATGTCCTTATGGTAACGGATTTGGTACTCCTGTTCCTTTTTATGGTCAGATGGATGTAACACTTGATAAGGTTGTTGCAGATCAAAGTAAGAAAAGTTTGACTGAGAGTTATGCTGAACTTTGTCAGGGTGAACAGTTTACTTCTGTTAAGCAGTTAATTAGCAGATTTGACCAGTGGCATTATCAAACTCAAATTACTAACGCTGCTGTGGCTTTTAACCCATGGGCAACTACTATTCCCTATATGACAAGCAGTGGAGTAAGTGCTCCAAATACTGGTGGAGATGTTTATAATTATATATCTCCTATGTATGCCTTTTATAGAGGTGGTATGCGTTTGGGTATTGATATTAATTCTACTGGCTCTACTGATATTAGTGTTCAAGCTGGTTTGTATCAAGGTGCTGCTTTTTCATCAGTTATATATAATATGGGTATTGGTATAGTAGAGACTAATCCTATTACTTGGTTTAATCAAGGACATGGGAATGGTTTTCCTGGTTATTGTCAAACCGATTCATCATCTAGTTCTTCTTACTATAATATTCCTTATCATAATGCTACTCGAGCTTCTACTAATTTTCTCGATTATACCGGCGCGGTCTATGCCAATAAAAATGACCAACCTTCTACCAGATTAAACTGTTATGCAGCTACCAATTATTTTTCAAATGCTAACATTTATAGATCTGTCCGGGACGACTTTCAATTTTCTTATTTCGTTGGTTGTCCCCCAGTCCTAGGTACTTATACTTAGGGCGCCCCTTCAGGGCGAGAGTTTTTCAGTCTTTACGATGAAATTTTTCTCTCTCCCGGTGGTAAATCCTACAATGTAACATTGGTTATTTTGTAGCTGCAATCATTTTGGGGCAGCTACAAAATTTGTTGACCTTTTGTTCGTAGGTGTCTATTTAAACGGACTTAGCGATTTGTTTCTGGTGTTTTATCCAGGGGCATTCGGTTTTTAATGCAAAAA